ATATTATAGACAATAGGATGCTACATACCCAGGAGGATTCAACTTCTTTCTATAAGAATAAATCTTTGCAAAATATAATTATTTTACAGGATTACCAAAAAAACTTGACAAAATTCAAGTGGTTGTTTTGGATTTTGCTTATCTTAGTAGCCTTGGGATTATTGGCTAATTTTTATATTAAATATATAGCAACAAAAATAAAGATATGAGTGTAAGTAACGCTTATCCGAATCTAATAGAAATACCATATAAGAAAACCTCTGTTGACATGGCAGAAGTTATCTCTTATATTAATGAGACTAACTATCTAGTAGAAGTTAAACGAGCTTGTTATGTTTTATTTAGAAACGAATCAGGTAACGGTAACAACGGAGTATGTAATAACTACATAGGCCTTCAAGCTGATGGAGCTAAGTCTGATGAGTTTGTATCTCCTAAGATTGTTGCTACTTGCGTACAGGCAGAGAACATGACAGGTAAACAAAGAAGGTTTGCTTGTTTTAATTCATTTAAAGATTCTGTAGATGTTATAGAACATAACGTAATAAACAGAGGTATTTTTATAGGTGGTAAGTCTCATCCATATTCAAACATAGATGTTAAGACACCTCATGATTTGGCATTAGCATATTATAAAGAATGGGTTATAGGAAGTTACAAAGCAACACCGGATGAAGGATTTATAAATGACTTCATTTCGATGTACAACCAAGCTATCAACAAATTCAAATAAACACATGGCAAGACCAAAGAATCTTATAGTTGAGGAATATTGTTCTCAATTTAAGGAAATGAAAACGTACACATTAGCTAAGAAGATATTTGAAGAAAACCCTGGACTATATAAAAATCTACACAGTTGTAGAGGTGCAGTAGCAAAAAAAAGAGCAGCTTGGGGCAATAAGAATAGACATTTAGCTACTCATCCAAAGCCATTAAATTACGATACTACTAACTCTAAACCAAAGGTAGTAAACACATCAGCTAAGGTTCTTATATTAGATATAGAGACTGCTCCATTAATGGCTTTTGTTTGGAACATATGGCAGCAGAACGTAGGTATACATCAAATAATAAATGATTGGTTTTGTTTTACATGGGCTGCTAAATGGTTGTTTGAAGACAAAGTTTATTCAGGTAGATTAACAAGTAAGGAAGCCCTAGAGAAGGATGATAAAAGAATAATGGAAGGTGTTTGGGGTATGTTAAACGAGGCTGATATTGTCATAACTCACAACGGAGATAAGTTTGACTTACCTAAATTAAATACAAGATTCTTATTACATGGGATGAAGCCTGTTTTACCTTATCAATCTATAGATACACTTAAGGCAGTTAAAAGAACACTAGCTTTTACTTCTAACAAACAGGAGTATATTAATATGTCTTTAGGTACTGCTAGAAAAGTAGACACAGGTGGTTTTGAATTATGGGATAAATGTTACAAAGGAGATGTGGAAGCTCTTAAGAAAATGGAAGAATATAACATTGGTGATGTAACTAGCCTAGAAGATAATTATCTTAAATTAAGGTCCTATATTAAGCCTCATCCTAACATGGGACTGTTTATATTAGACGAGCATGAAAGATGCCCTTCTTGTGGCTCTAATGAGCTTAAAGAGACAGGTAAGTTATATATGACTAGCGTAGCTTCTTACGAATCATTAAGATGTGATAATTGCGGTGGTGTAGGAAGAAGAAGGAAGTCTAATTTAACCGTAAACGAGAAAAGAAATATTTTATCATCAACACCGAGATAATGAGCAAACTGCAAGAAAGTGTAATAAATGACATGAGGCAAAGAGAAGAAAGGGGGTTAAAGAAATATGGTACGGATATGGACCGTACAGATTTAACCTTAAGAGAGTGGCTTCAACACGCATACGAAGAAAGTTTAGATAAATCGTTATACCTTAAAGCAGCAATTAGAGAACTAGACAATAAGAAATAACATGAAGATTCCTAAGAGTTTTAACAAGATGAGTAAAGAACAACAAGAAGAGTGGTTAGTAGCTAAGTTAAATGAAGTGTATAAGACAGAAGATGAGATTAAAAGATTGTTAGGTAGTGTAAGAGGTGGAAAAAAGTTAGTTTTTGAAATAGACAGGGTAGATGAAATAATACTTAAAGAAAAGTAATATGAATAAGATTATCATTCCAACAGAGTTTAAATTAAACGGCAAAAGAATAACTGTTGAGTTTGATAATGAATACTGCCAGGCTGAGGGCCTTCTAGGTGAAGCTGACTTCAATGAAAAGGTTATTACACTAGCTAACTCTTATGATGGCAAGAGACTTAAGAAGAAAGATATAGAGCAAACTTTATATCACGAACTCATGCACATGATATTAGATGCTGCTAACAGTAACAAACTTAAATACAATGAAGAGTTTGTAGACAAGATAGGTTTATTAATACATGAATACGAAAGGACTAAAAAAATAAAACCCCTATAGAAATAGGGGTAATATAAAATCAAAACAAACATAACTATATTATAGCCATTATATCAGACTCTTTCATCATTATATAAGGCTCATCATCTACTACTATATCAATTATTCCTTGCTTACCGTACATCACAGTATCTCCTACTTTAACAGTTAATGGTTCACCCGGCTTACCATCTCCTACTGCTAAGACTGTACCTGTCTGAGGCTTTTCTTTAGCGTTGTCAGGGATGATTATTCCCCATGGAGTTTTTGTTTCCACAGGTATTGGTTTAATTATAACTTTGTCTAACAATGGTTTAACGTTCATTATTTTGTGTTTTAGGAATTTCTGAAATTACACATTCTGTTGTTAAGAATATAGAAGCAATAGATGCAGCATTTTCTAGGGCCACTCTAACTACTTTGGTAGGGTCTATAATACCTGACTCAAACATATTTTCAATCTTGTTAGTCTTAACATTAAACCCTGTACCATACTCACCATTTAGTATCTCAACTAAGTAAGAAGATGCTTCTATACCACCGTTAGATAATATCTGAGTGAATGGAATCTTAAGAGCATTAAACAAAATATTAGCACCTCTATTCTCATCTTCATTATCTACATCAACCTTAGTATTTTTTATAGAAGATAAGTAAGCAACACCACCACCGGCAACAAACCCTTCTTCTACTGCTGAGCGAGTAGCACAAAGAGCATCGTCAATTCTATCTTTCTTTTCTTTAATTTCTGTCTCAGTAAAACCTCCTATGCTAAGGACCGCTACACCATTGTTTAATTTAGAAAGCCTAGTCTTAAGAGTTTCTTTTTCGTAATCATTATCAGCAGCCTCAATTTGCGACTTAATCTCATTGCATCTATTTTCTATTAATGTTTTATCACCTTTACCTCCAACTACAATACAGTTGTCTTTACTTATAGTAATCTTATCAGCAGAGCCTAACATAGATACATCTACAGTCTCTAATTTCATTCCTTTCTCAACTGAGATATAAGTACCACCTGTAAGTGTAGCAATATCATCCATAGTATATTTTCTGTTGTCTCCAAAGTCAGGGCATTTAATTGCACAAGCTTTTAAAGAACCTTGTAGTTTATTGATAACAAGTGTAGCTAGAGCTTCTCCATCTAAATCTTCACAGATAACTAATAAAGGTCTATTCTGTTGAGCTACTTGCTCTAGTATGTGAAGTATTTCTTTTGCTACAGAAATCTTATTATCGTAAATCAAAATAAGTGGGTTATCTAATACTGCTTCATTCTTAGCATTGTCTGTAACAAAGTGAGGAGATACATAACCTCTATCAATCTTCATACCTTCAACTACACTTATAGTTGTTTCATGACCTCTAGACTCTTCAACAGTAATCAATCCATCTCTACCTACTTTATTAACCGCCTGGGATATCAAGTCACCGATATAATTATCGTTGTTTGCGGAGATTGAAGCTATCTGCTTAAGTAAGTCATTATTATCAATAGACTTAGATATACTCTTAATGTAAGCAACTACTGCTTCTGTAGCCTTGTCTATACCTTTTTTAAGGTCCATTGGATTACAGCCTGACTCTACTGCTTTAATACCTGCGTTAATAATTGCCTGCGTTAATACAGTAGCGGTTGTAGTCCCATCACCTGAAGCATCAACAGTATTATTAGCTACTTCTTTAACTAATGCAGCTCCCATATTTTCAATAGGGTCAGCTAATTGAATAGCTCTAGCAACTGTAACACCATCTTTGGTAATGTGTGGGGAGCCGTAAGTCTTATCTATGATTACATTTCTTCCTTTAGCTCCGAGTGTAACTTTAACTGCATCTGCAAGTATGTTAACACCGTTTGTAAGTTTTTTTCTTCCGTCAGGGCCGGAGATTATAATTTTACTCATATTGTATGTTTATTTCAAGTTCACAAATATACTACATTCCGAAATTACTAACAGAAAAAGTTTCTATTAATGGTTGTTTTCTTTTAGCTATGGCCTGAGATTTTACTTGACCTGTTAAAGTAAGCAGCATAATTTGGAAGCTTACAACAGTATCAAACTCAGTTCTATCAGAGTGTCTGTATCTTTTTAACTCTTCTAATAGGTTAGGAAAATAAATTTTTTGACAATGATGTTCTATGTAGTTAATACAATACTCTAACTGCTTGTTAAGAGCAAAGGCATCACCACTAGCTACACCTCTTTGTTGATGATTAACCTTAGTCTTTCTTAATGGGTCTATGACTGCGTCAGGTTTCTTACCTAACATGGGAAGACAGTTTAACTTTAAGTCATTATCAGCCTTAAAATATTCATAGTAGTCATCTCCTGCATCCATTTCTATAGTTGAAGGTACTCCGTAGAACATAGCAGCCATCAACATTTCTTTCCAAAATAACTTCTTCATCTTTGGCCTTCCATAATAATGAGCTATAGGTAGTCCTGTATCCTCAGGGTTAGTAAGGTCATACTTTTCTCCTACCCAGGCAGAGCCCATAGAGCCCTTGCCTGATGTCATACTACTTCTGAATGGGTCAACACCTATACCATACTCCATGGTACTTAAAGGATACATGACATTGTTTTTGATAATAAAGTTATTTGCTTTCTTTGGCAGCTTATATATTAACCAATTACCTGAGGAGTCATCAGCAAACTGTACTTTATCTTCTCCATCAAAATAAAGCCTTCCTCTTCTTAGGTGAACGGGTTTATTTTTAATAGCTGCTTCTTGCATTTCTATATGGTCCAAGTTAAACTCGCAATCCTCATCAGAGAACTTAAAAGCTTCCATCTCATTTAAAGGATAATCTCTAACATCTTGTTCTTTTTTAGAGTTAGCCCTATCTTCTAGAATATATTGCTGAGCTTCTTTTTTCTTACTAAAACCATATTCATCTACAAACCCGGCTAGACCTTCGTCAGCAGGACAGAAATACCTAACAAGCCTAGTAGGTGTTCTTCTACCGTATTTGGATTGGTCTGATTCATCCCATATATCTTTGAACTCTTGTCCTCCCATATTAGGAGGGTTCACAGTAGAAATCATTAGACCAAAACCAACCTTGTTAGCTCCTTCTGTTAAAGTCTTTTTAGCTATACCCCAGTATTCCGATATTGACATTTCATATTTTCCCGCTTCATCTATTAAAAGAATACTCCATCTACCTGAGTCAAATGAGTTCATGGCAGTGTTTCTCCATTCTATAAACGAATTTAAACCTTCACGCTTATTATATAGACCGTTCTTTGCAGATTTTCTCTTAGCTTGTTTAACAAATATCAAGCGTTTTTTAGGGTCTTCTGTACCATCGGTCCTCGGTTGAATAAATATAGGTAGAGACCTAAACCCATATACAACCATGTTTTGAAATAAATCCTGAGCATCCGTACCTGTTTTAGATATGATACCGCAACGAGTATTTTCATTTGTTGATGCTAGCTTAGTAAGTATACAAGACGATTGAGAGGTAGCACCTTCACGACGCTTTTTAACCCTTACAATACCTAGTATATCTTTATCGTTGTAACATTCATCATAGAAGACAAACCACTTTCTATCAGCATCTCTATACTGAGGATTGTCTCCATTTTCTAGTGTCCAATAATTTAAGTAGTAGTAATGATTACCTGTAATATATGTAGGGTAGCCGTTGTTCATAAACCAATAACCATTCTGTACACGCTCCCACTCTTCCTTAATAAATTCAACCTGCTCATCAGAGTATATAGGCATATCCTCGTTATCAAATTCTATATCATAGAAAGAGTCAGGTACTTTAGTCTTTATAAACTTCTGTTTTTTTTCAGAAAGATTATGGTTGGCTATTTTATTTATCTTAGGAGTATCAGGAATGGTACACTCTAAACCATATATTTCAATTATCATAGTCTAAATTCTAATGGTATATTATCTTCATCCATGAACATATTACAAGCTGCTTTATTCATTGCATAGAATATGTCTTTATTGATATTCATAACCTTCTGCATTTCATATACATTGCAAATTAAGGGCCTAGTTTCGTATACTGAACATTTGTCATCTACTAATTTTTCACATACTCCATTTATATGTGAGTAAGGAAAATCACTACCTACAAACTTGTCTACTCTTTTGCAGCAACAACCGCATCCTGAACATGGAAAACTCATAACATTGAGTTTAAAGGTATCAATACACCTTTTGATGTATCATTATCTCCACCATTTTTAAAACCATTCTTACCGTAAAAATATTTAACTAATTCTTTTAATCTTTTAGTAGATATTATAATAGCTAAATCTTTATCATCTATTCTATAAATCCAATAAGCAGCCTCAGTTGTTGATATACCTGACTCCTTACCTCTAGAATAAACTTCTATAAATATATTACCTGTTTTGGAGGCCATACGGTCGCTTTTTACTTCAACCTTAAGACCTCCGGTAAACAAGTCATTGACCCACTTCTCTGCTGATTCAGCAAAATCTAAATCGTAATAGAATGAGTTTGAGTATTTCATGTTAGAATGGTAATGAATCTACTGAATTACTTACTTGTGTAGTATTCACAGGAGCTGCATTTACTGCATTATTACTTGCAGGTTTCCAATCATCAATAGTAATACTTACATCTTTACCATATTTGTCTGCTTTACCTACATTGATGTTAACCTTTACAAACTTTTTACCGTTAAATTCTTGAACGTGCTTAACAAGTTCTTCAAAGTTTAAAGATGCCTTAAACCAGGTGTCATTTTGTTTTTTACCTGAACCTGCGTAAATTTTTGCCTTTTTTTCCATGATTGTTGTTTTTAATTTAAATTGTTCATTTCTTGTTTACAGTATGATAA